TCGATCATTAGAAGCATTTTAGATTCAACTCACTAATATATAAAGGGATTTTATTTTGGGGTGATTTTGATACTCAATTTGGTACTCAATATTGAAAAAGTACCTATCTCATTGTATAAAATAAAGCCACCTCAATAGGTGGCTACTTTACCAGATTCTTTTGTGTCTGTAACGACAGATTGCACGTAGGACAATAACCAAAAACTTTTTCGCCCATCCTTGTATGGCCTTTGGTATCTGCCTTCACGAATCCGAGCGTCTAGAGTTTCAGGTTCGATATTGAGCATGTGTGCAAATTCTTCACGACCAACTCGGCGTTCTTCTTTTGACTGAGCAATACGTTCAGCTACAGCAACAATCTTTTCTAGAATGCTAGCCTCTATTTTAACTATTTGTCCCATTTACTCCTCCTTACTTTCCGCTTTAACTTCTTTCAGTGATTCAATTGACTTAATCCAACTCAAAATGTGTGGCTTAGTTATTTCATCCTGACCGTGAAACCAGTAGAACTTTTTTTCTTTTTCAAGAACGTAATAAGGTTCACCAGATCCATTAGGCACAAGAAAATAATGGGTAGCATCTTTGGGTGCTGATTCAAGTATTTCTAATTCACTCATCCCTCAGCTCCCGATTCAATATCCAACTTCATTGCACCTTCTTCTGGATATTCGGTCATCCAAAAGTAATAGCCTTTTCCACTGTGGCCAACTTCAAAGAATTTAATTGTTAGTTCAGTATCAAGTTGATCTAAATCTTTCTCACCATCTGGATTTACAAATTCGAGAAGGCTTTTTAGTTGATGACCGCTAAGTGTTATGCTCATTGTTCAGCTCCCGATACGTTTGGCACACTATGAAAATGCATCCAATGTGAAGGTGGATCATTTTGATAGTTTGCCCATACGCTATTTAAATCCTCATCAATAGTCATATAGTCTTGTTCTGGGGTGACATCAGGAGCATCTGCCCAACAAATAAGTACCATTATGTCAGTAGGTGGCAATTCATCATTCACGCTAATCCACGTTGGAACTTTGGATTTCATGAAATTCACGGCTTTTTTCCACATTGCCCAACCACTATTTACACGATGGTAAACATCAAAAAGGTCTTCTTCACTTAGATCAGTTTTGACGCCTTCAGCAATATCAAAACAACCAGCATTCATATCAAATTCGAGTACATCTAGATGTCCGGGAATCCAATATTTTTCTTTAAAGAAAGGTAATTGTTCAGACCAAAAAGCTTGTTTTGTTTTTAAATCAATCATTACCTAAGCCCTCAAATATTCTTCTTTAGTCTACTCAACAAACTCTTTATAAAGCTGCTGGGCAGGTTTATTTAATCGGTTGTGATAGTCGATCGTTATGCGCCGCCAAGCAACTGGTACCGCATAATGCTTTGTTAGAAACATTGCTTGGTCCATGCCTTGCCGGACTATTACGTAGCCCAGCAATTGCAAGTAGTACATAAAACCAAGCATGTGTTTTTGGCTCACTTTCTTGTACTGATCTTTCATGTTAGAAACCGTCCACTAATAAATAATCAGGGGTAGATTCTTGTTGAGTAGGTGTAGGATTCTCTAATTCATAGCGGCGTTTTCTCACATACCCCATTAGCTTCGGTTGAATCTGCGGATCTCGTGCAGCCACGTCTATTTCCAAAGCATCTAGCGTTGTAAGGTCTGGTGCAGTTTGGATTTGAACCATTAAAGAGGGTGGCTCATTAGCAGATGCCTTTTCTTTTTCTAGCTCTTCAAGACGTTTGTGAGTGGCGAGAAGGATAGGCTTCATTTGTTCGTCATCCCATGTGCGGGTATAACGATAAACCGCATTTACTTCTGCAGGTGTTTTTGACTCTTTTACACGCTGTAGAAGAGTATCTAGGGTTTGCTGATACTCATTGTTTTTTTCTTGCTCAGGTGTAGGCTGAGTTAAAAAATCTTCAGGTGAAGACACATAAGGTTGTTCTGTAATAACAATCGCACTATCTAAAGCTGATCCTATATTTTCTGAAATATCTTCGGATTGCACCAATGAGTCTTTAGAAGTAGTTACATTTGTTTGCTCAGTAATAACAATTGTAGGTTGTTTAACTTCATCAACAATTTCAGAAGTCTTTTCTACAACTACTGTCTGTGCACCTTTTGATTTCTTAGCACGCTGTTTCTTTGGTTCGTCACCTAGGCGAATAACACTAAAATCGTCACTAACTTCAAAACCTAACGCTTTAGATAGTGCTTTTAATTGAAGCTTGGCGTTTTCTGCATCACGTTGAACAAAGCCGCTATTAATAGATTCAATTAATGCGGTGGTTCTAAAATTCACGACGTAAATAGAAGGCGAATATGTAGTAATTACAAAAACATCCTGTCCTTCCTCATATTCATCAATAGTTAATGGCTTTGTGAATGTAATGCCAGCCAGCTCAATAGTTTCGATTTTGATGCAGAATTCAAAACCCGGTTTACCAAAAACAGAAGCGGGGAATTGATCTAAGTCAGAAAAGTCCAACATGTCTCCAATAGGACGACATAGAACAGTTTTACCTTTTTGAAGTGCTGCAAATGCTTCTTGAGCAGTTAAAATATTTTTCATGCTGTCATCCCCTTTTTAGCTAAGGTTTCAATTTCTTGTTTAACTGCCTTAAGTTTTGCCGCTTCAATTTGGATAAGGGCATCGATACCTAAGTGCTCACAAACTGTTTTTACATCGAGGCCACGTTCAGCTATGAAGTTCTGAAGTTCATCTCTTTGTTGATCTGAGATACCGTTAAATTCTGGTGGACTAATCCAAGTGCCACGTTGCTTATCAAACGTGCAATTCAATGCTTTAGCTCTCATTAACATTGCTTGGCGCATGTTCTGGTAATACATGTGTTCTTTATCAAGCGACTCAGTTAATTGATTAAGGTCACCTGCATGCTCTGCTTCCTCACAGCTTTGTTTCCAGTTTTCTAGCTCTTCTTGGGCTTTAGCTGCTGCAAGTTGTGCAGGCGTTAAGGTGTTAATGTGATCTTTAGCTTGAGTAATCAGGTCAGCCAAGAAAGTAGGGTGTGCTTTAAGATCAGGTACCCATACTTCACCGGTTTCACCGCCTAAAGCACCTGAGTTTTTCGCATGATGTGTAGGCGAAGGTTTGAAATTAATAACGCGGGCATTTTTACCTTCACCAGTAGTAACAGTTGTTAGATAACCCATGACATCTGCGATACGGTAAAGCTCGTTACGGTTTTTACCACCTAGATCTGGGCGGTAAATAATTTGATCACCGTTTTGATCTTCTGATGCGTGTGCAATGAAAACAACATCTTTACCTAAACTGATCAAAGTATTGATGTATTGCTTGAACGTTTGGTTCGCTAAACCTTGAGCTTTTAACTTTAAAGAACCATCTTTTTGACGGTTATTTGCCGTAAGTAACAGGTGGGTTTTAATGCATTCAAGCATTGCACCCACGGTATCAATGACAACGGTTTTATATGGTGCTAAGTCCTGCGGCGTAAGGTTTGCAACATCACTCCATTGTTGAACCTGTACAACCGCACCACGACGTAATTCACCAGTACGGTGAGCACCACGGTCAAAGTCAAAAGAAATTGCTTTTTCCGCAGTAAAGCCCATCGATGATTTACCTAAACCCGGATCAGCGTATAGGTACACAATAATTGCTTGAACCAATAAAGTTTGGTCAGCAGTAATAATCGGTAGAGCCATTTTATTATCCTTATCTTGAGCCAGTGAAGCCGCGCTTAGTTTTATAAGCTTTGCGGTCATAAGTAGGGATATTTGTTTCACGCAGTTTTATTGCGAGCTGCTTTCTGCGTTGGAAATCAATTTCTTGTGTGAGTTCATTCCAAACTTTTGGATAGTCAGTTTGGAACCTGAACACATTTAAAGGCGTCTTAAATCCGTCTTTAACTTTGTAAAGAACTGAACCATTAGCATTAGATGCGTACACTTGCCAGCCAATACGAACAGAGTAGAGGCCCTTATCATCACGGCCTAAAAATGACTTGTAGCCGTCAGGGTGCTTTTTGAAATTAGACATCATTAAGCCTCCACCAACTTGTTACGTTCGATGAAGCCTTTTAGAAGGACATTGATGTTTCGGATGTCTTCAAATTCGGTGAAATCGTTATATGACTTACCATTAACATCAGTAATTTCATTTACCGTGAGTTGAGTAATATCAACAGCGGTAAATTCAGAACCCGGAACGCCGTAACTGTCTGGATGAGCTTCAAAATCAAAGCTAACATTTAAACGGAAACTATCTAATTTGATTACGGCAACGCCAGAATGTTTACCTGTGATTTTCGCGGTTAACACACCGTAAGTACTTGGTTGCGTTTTTGGAGTAAATAGAGTAGGAGCTTCTTTTGTTTGGAAAGCTGGTTGTAGCTGGCAAGCAACTAAAGAACCACCAGAGATTGCAAGAGCAGCCATGCTGACAAATGCAAAGGAGTTGAAAGGGGTAGCTTTTACGTTCATAATTGATCTCGCAGTTTGCAAAAGCACATCGGACCTGGGGAGGGGCGGTGTGCTTTTTTGTTATCTGGTGAGATAATATTAACTATGGTTAATTTTTTAGTCAAGAGAAAAGTTAACAATGGTTAATCTTTTTATTAACTATAATTCATGCTTTAATAGACAAAAGAAAACCCACCGTGGTGGTGGGTTCGAAGGGGGGATTAGTTGTAATTTTGAGGAAGTTCCCATAATGCTTCTGTCTTTAGACGCAATTTTTTTTGATTTTCCTTGAGACTATTCTCAATTTCCTTTATTAGTTTATGTTGTTTTACTATTTGATCTTTAACCTCTTCAGGAGGATTCGGGATCTCAATATTCAAAAACATTTCATCAGGAATACTGCGTCGTCTCTCTACACTGCCTTGCATTTTACTTTTGTATATTTTTCTTAGAGAATTAGATCTCAAAATCAAATCCAAATATTCTACATTAACTTCTCGTTTTAATCTAAAGATTTTGTATGCTGGGCTTACGGCAGCAGCATCGTAATATTTTTGAAATCCTAGAACACCTTCATCTATAGGGAACCCCATTACAAGTTCATTTTTAAAAACCTTTTTATACCCAGAAATATCAGAACTTGCGACTCGTTTTTTAAATTTCTCATGCTGATCAATTAAGCCATGTTCCATAGTGATACTCATAATAGGTATATTTGTATCCTCTCCCACTTTGACTTTGCCAGACAAGGATAGGAGTTCTTTTAGTTTTATAGTTGGGAATTTTGATTTTATATGTGAATTACTATAGTGAGCATAATTATAAATATAATCATTGCTTCTGATTAATTCTGGATTAACTTTTAAGAAACCTAATTCATTATAATATTTATCAAAGTCGCTCTTATTTAAATCAGCAAAATCTAAATTTTTTAAATCATTTTCGTCAATTTTTCTACGGAAAGAATCTAAACTTAGGCCATCATTTGTCACATTGTAGTAAAAAACGTCAGAATTTGTTCTACCATTATGACAGTTGGTAAAGTAGAGTATATTGGTTTTAACTTTTGCATATGGCAGAAAAACTTCTTTTGGAAGTGAAACTACTGCTTTTAGTTGGGCGTTTTCAAATAAATACTTCCTTACTGGAGCTAAAGCGGCTTTAAAAAGAAAGCCTTCAGGTACTACTAATGCCATTCGCCCTCCTTTTTTTGTTGCTTTAAAGCAATGTAGAACACATACTCCATCACCATCGTTTTTAGCTAACTTATTCTCATATAAGTGAGAATAAGAAGTTTTTTGAGAAAATGGCATGTTGGTTATAACCACATCATATTCAGATTCAATAGGGTTTTGAAGTGTGTCTATCTGGCAAATTCCACTATGCCCATCCCCATGCAGAATCATATTCATTTTTGCGAGTTTTGCATTTGAGGTAATTTCTCTTCCAAAAATAGTATTATGTTTAAGCTTGATTTCTTCACTACTATTGTTTGCAATTAAAGTGTTATCTTTTATATGATCAAATGCCTCTGTTAAAAAACCACCTGTCCCACAAAAAGGGTCATAGATCTTTTCACCATATTTAGGGTTGACTAAGTTAACAATGGTTTTAGTTATGTGACGTGGAGTAAAATATTCTCCTAAGTCATTATTAGTTGCTGTAGCTTGCTGTAAGAAATACTCAAAAGCATCTCCTTTAATATCGGTATCTATTGATGAGAGTTTTAACTTATCCAACTCTTTGATCATCTCTTTAACAGCAACAGGGTTGGTTAGCTGTAAATTTGTAAAAACAGAAGCACCATATTGTCTATCAATATCTTGTAGTATGTTATTAGTTGTATTAATTAGCAAATCATTATCGAGACTTTTGAGAGAATTCCAAATACCTGTATTAGCATTCTCTGTATACAATTTTAAAAAAAGAATGTTTGCAAATTCTGAAAGCCTTTCTATACCAGCTCTTAAACCTTCACCTCTTAGTGAGTTATTTAACTTCTTGAAAACATTAATTAACTCTTTGCGAGAGACTAAAATTTCTTTAGGTGTAATATAAATACCATTTGTTTCCTGCAATATGAACTCTTTAGCTTCATTTACTCTTATTAATTCATTAACCTCATTTTCATCAATAAATAATGGTTTTTGGGTATACAAATGCCGTGTTTCGCAGAAACCATTATTCATTGCAAATATCAAAGGTGCATCAAGCATTTCAGCATATTCGGTTGCCTGATCCAGTGCTTTTGTTAAGCTTTTTCCACCTGATTTCGTTTCAATTACACCGATTGGCCGCTTATTTTGTGAATCGAAAAGAACATAATCGGGTCTTTTTTTACTTTTCTTGAGAAACTCATTATTAACAATTCTTAAGATATCTGATTCAAAAAAGACATTTTTGTTTGGATCTTGAATGTCCAAGATCCAGCCCTTGTTAATCAAATTATTGTTAACAATAAAACGTGTATCTTGCTCAATATTAGACATATTGCATAATCCCAATATCTACTATAAAAACTATTGGCAATCTACACATTACACACTAAAACATCAATAAATATTACTATCTAATAAGTGATATACCCCACATTTAAAAGACTGTGTCGGGTTCACAGCTTATTAATCTTTGGTGTTATTAATTTTCTGGCCTAGCTTTCCTTCTTTTACCAACTGCACGACCTGCTCATTAGTAAGCACAGGAATAAAGACCTTGTCGCCAATATCTTTAGAAAGAATCTTTACTTCTTCGGCTGTTAGCACCAAAGCTTCACCATGTTTCGCAGCATCATTGATGCGAGCAATAATCTGGTTGATTGGTCGTTTTGAATTGTCCATAAGTCTTCCTGTGATTAATGCGAATAAGGATGTTCTTGTCTATGCTGACTTGGCGGCACGATATCTGTAATAGCGGTAATACTTTCAACTTCATCCATGTCAAAAGATAGGCGTTCGCCACCATTAACGGCCAATAAACTCAAAACACCACCATTTATTCCTACAAATTCCTTAATTGTGCACCTTCCGTCCTTCAAACACACCTGAACAAATTCTGTTGGCACAAGATCTGCATCAGGGTCGCATACAACATACCAGCCATTACGAATTGCTGGAAACATTGAGTCGCCAGTGCCTTTAATGCCATAGGCTCTTGGACCCGCTGTATGAGTTGGAACATAGCCATCTCCAGCATTGCCTTCATAACCCATATCTGTGAAATAGCCATCCATTCCCATCTTTGAATAAGCTTTGACGGGAACGTATCTTTTTTGAATAGGGAATGGTTTATCTGATGTTTGAACAAACTTAACAGCATCTTCACTATCTGGAATATTGTACTTCTGCTTAAAGGCTTCAATGTTAATAACATTTAATTGAGGTAAATTGTTCGATTCCTGTTCAACCGGTCCACCATAAAGCAACCAATCGTCACTCACACCTAAAAATTTCGCAATGACTTTCAAGTTTTCTGCTGTAGGAACGCTAGTGCCATCTAGCCATTTCTTTACAGCAACAGGAGATTTTTTTGTTGCTCTTGCTAAATCAGCGGCTCTTAATTTTTTTTCTTCAAGTTTTTGCCTAATTCGAGAGTGTAAAGACATAACAAATATTCCAAAAACATTAACTAATGTTAATACGATCTATTGAAACTATGGTTAACAAGTGGTAAATTTGGTTTATTAACTATAGTTAACTTGGTGTAACCATGAAAATTAGTGATCTCATGACATACCACGGCTGCAAAAATCGGAAAGAGTTGTCTGAAAAAACTGGATATTCAACTGTGACCCTCTGGAAGTGGGAAAACAACGGTATACCAGCCAGAACTCAAGCAGTCCTGCAAGTCAAAACCAAAGGCAAACTTAAAGCCGATTTACAAGCATTAACTGCCTAGGAAAAACCATGACTAAACGTAAACCTAAGAAGGATGCGTCAATCACCATCCATATGCCTACAGACCACAAAGAACAGTTGGCTTCATTGGCTGAAATGCTAAGAGCAGGACAGGGTGCAAGTGAGTATGTGTACGAAACTTTAATCAAGCCTCATCTCCAACAATTGAAAGCTGAGACAAAGATTAAACAAAAGATTTTCGGCTTAACAGAGAACGATAAAAAACCATGAGCTGCATTCAGATTTATCCGTGCGCTCAGAAACAGCAGACATTAAAAAAGCCTGATCTCGTAAATCAGGCTTAGTGTTCAAACGAGGTAAGTCATATGAACTATTCAATATTAGCAGACATTGAACTAAATCGGAAGATTAGTTTGTTTCAAAAAGCGGTTGAGGCTTATGTGCTTAATCGAACTCTCGAAAACTCTATGGCATTGGCTAAAGCGAAAGCTGATTTAGCTGCATTTGTATTGAGAGGTGTTTGATGGGTGCATTGAAGCAGGCTGAAATTATTCCAATTTCAAAAGGTAGGGACAAGATGACAGACAAGTTCGAAAAGGGCTATGTGATGTCTAGTCGTCTTTATCGTAGTGATGTGCGTCCATTTCTTAGTGATGCAGCACGTAATGTGTATGCTGAACTGGAAGACCGCATCAATGGTTTTAAAGACAAAACTACTGATTTTGTAAGTTACTCTCAATTGCAGGGCGGCAAGCTTGAAGGTTCTAAAAAACTAAGCACTACTACAGTTCGTAAAGGCCTAAAAGAATTAACCGATTTAGGCGTTGTAACTGTTGTTAGTTCTGATTCAAGAAAGGGTAATGAATACAGAATTAATGAGGTGTCATTAGTCGAGCACTTTAAAAACTGCAATACCACTTTAGAAAGTAAAGCACTACAGAAAGTAAAGCGCGAGCACTTTACTAACGAAAGCGCCAGCACTTTAGAAACTAAAGACACAATAGAATTATATAAAAATATTTATAGAGAGGAGAGCACACAAGAAAATCCAGTTGATGAAGTTCTGAATATCTGGAAACCAGATTTACAACAATTGAATTCTTGGATGCAAAGATCAGGTTTACCAAAAATCAATCAAGCTCAAGTTGAAGAATTACTTCTTGAAATCAACCCACACTACGAAAACAAAATCATCACTGGTGCAGTAACAAGCACTCAGATGTATTCAAATTTCGTGAAGTGGGTAAAACGTGATTTCAAACTTGTTGAAAAACTTTTCAAACAAGCAGAACAAAACAACACTCAAGCAATCAATCCTGAAAATCTCGAAACAGAAATGGGGGATTGGTAATGTCGAATATTCATAACATCCCTATGGAACAAGCAGTTCTTACAGCATTGATGACTGTAGACAAATCATTTGATGTTGTAAGTAACGATCTTGATGTTGAGTGTTTCTTTCCAGAGCGCCATAAGCAAATCTTCCAGGCGATTGCCGACCTTGCAAACGAAAACAAACCTTATGACTTCGTTATGGTTGAGCAGCAGCTTAAACAAAAAAACGTAATTCATTTGATGGGTGGTTCTGAATACCTGCTTCAAATGAGCAGTGAAGCGCCTTCAAGCTTTTACAACCTGGAGTCTTATGTTGCAGAACTAAACAAGTTCAAGGCACACCGTGAAGTTGAGCATATTGGTCAAAGCATTGCTGAGATTGCTAAAGACTTAACAATCCCTGACGTTCACATTGCAGCAGAAAGCATCCTGGATGGGAAGAAAACTTCAAACGATGTTGAGAAAACCAGCTTCACATTTGAAGAGGCTATGAACCGTGCTACAGATCGTTTAATCCAAAAGGCTGAGGCTAAAGCTAACAAGCAGTACACAGGCGTAAAGTTTAACTTAACTCACCTGGATAACCTTGTTGGATTAATTCAAAAAGGACACTTCTGCATCGTGGGTGGTCGTCCTGGTTCAGGTAAATCAACTCTAGCTCAAATGTTAGTTATTCAGACAGCAGTGCGATACAACGAGCCTGTATTGGTTGTATCTGCCGAAATGGATGTAGAGACATTCACAAACCGCTGTATCTCAGCATTAACCAAAATTCCTTATGACAACATTCATAACGCTGAATTATTTGATGGGATGTTGGCTCAATTTGCAGATGCTCAAAGACGGTTCAGTTCTTTGCCAATCCATATCGAAGACAAGCAAAAGCCGACAATTGCAGAAATACATTCTTGGGCTCGTAAAGCTAAGCGCAAATACAAAAGACTAGGATGCATCGTAATTGACTACCTTCAATTGGTTCGTGACCCAAGTAAGAAAGACCGTTACCAGGAAGTGAGCTCAATTAGCCGTGATTTAAAAGCACTTGCTAAAGAGTTTGATTGCCCAGTTATAGCATTAGCGCAGCTTAATCGTGAGTCTGAGAAAGGGAAACGTCCTAAAGCATCAGATCTAAAAGAATCAGGTCAGATCGAACAAGATGCAGACCAAATCATCCTAGCGAATCCAATCATTGGTGAAGACGACCTACCGTCAGGTGTCACCGAATTAATCGTTGCTAAAAATCGTCATGGCAAGAAAGGCGTAGTTCGAGTTATGGACCGCTTAGATATCTGCCGTTTTGTGACTATTCGAGAAGAAGGAATGGCTGCATGAAAACTTTAAATAGAACAAAGAAATTGAACTTTGATGACCAGCTTAGCTTACTCGTGTTTGGCTGTCATGCATCAGCGCCTTTCAGTGTCAAAGACGTGAAGGAATCAGTGTTTGATTTCAATCGAGGAACCATCTACAGCAATCTTCAAAAATTTGTTGAATGGAAATATTTCGAACGTGTTGGGAAAAATCATTACAAGGCAACTCAATACGCAAAAGACATCCTGAATGTTAAAGGGGAGCTGAAAGCATGATCGAATTTGCAGATTACACCTCAATGATGAAGCTGCGTAGAGCGTACAACCTCGGCACTCGCAATAAAGAAACAAGAGCAGCAGCGAACCTCTATGAGAAATTAAGAAAGCTGAAAATGCTAGACCAGCTTAAGCAGGAAGCCATGACTAAACGTTACAAGGAGGCGGTATGAAACCAGAACAGTTTATTCGTGAGTTTGGGCCTAACACTTTCAGAATATCAATGTCATTTGTCAACACTGCTAAGTATTTGGTGGTTCA